TCCCCCATCTTCCTGCTCGCCCGCAAGACGCGGAGGTTCAGTGTGTACTCCTTGTGGATGATCGGAAGAGGGAGATAGCCGATCGCGAACTCTACGCGGTCGTACTTCCCCTCCGTGTCGGCCGCCATGTCCATCTGAGCGGCCTCCATGTCCCCGACGTTCTCGGTCTGGAGCACCGTCGTTCCGAGCCCATCGCCGAGGTTGAACGAAAGACCGGCGGAGATAAGATCCCCCGCGCCGACCATGCGCTGACGGCTGATCTGCATGACCGCTTCGTCGAGCTGCTTCCACTCATCGTACCGGAGCGTGTCGTTCGTCCGCAGGGCGGACGCGTTCATGTCGTTGGCGAGAAGCCTCGAGGCGACCGAGCCGTAGCCCCGTCCCTTGAAGATCCCATCGACTCCAGCTTCTTTTCCCATCTGACCCTCCTTTTATGCGTCATGTTTCGTACTGCCGAGTGCAATGTGTCGCCGACCATCCCTTAGACGGCCATGACCTTGATCCTACCCGATGGGTCGACGGCGGACGAACCGCTCATGTCGACCGCTTCCAGCGCGACGAACTTGATCGACCCCGTGACCACCGTTCCGATCGACGGGTCCGCGTCCACGACGCGCAGGTATCCGTCCCCGTTCGACTCGAGAAAACTGTCGAGGAGAGCGTTCTCTCCGTTCGCGATGAGCATGAGCGCTTCCTGACCGGGCTTGAGGACGGCGAGTTGAACGCGGTCCCCCGTTCCATACGCATCGTCGATCCCCTTCCCCTCGAGGTCGTTTTCGATAGCGACCATCGCGTAGCACCGTCCTCCTCCAGTCGCATGCTTCCTGCAGGTGTCCACGGCCGAAAACTGGCAGAGCATCCCGGGGATGATCGCAGCGGCGGCCTTCGCTTCCTTGCGGATCGGGTCATCCGGTCCGAGGAAGATTGTCTTGTACGCCATGTCGATAACCTCCTTAGTTTGAACGATCTCTTTCTCTCAACTGTGTTCTCGATCTCCCGCGGACGACGTCACGCGGGCTTCTTGTCCGTGTCCCACGTCTTCGGCATGGGGGGAACCTGGTCCTCGTTGGCGCGAACGACGGGAGCGGCCCCCGAGAAGTCCACGTCGACCTGACCGAGCTCCGCCAAGACCTCGAGCTCCTCGATCGTCTGCGCTTCGAGCTGCTCCTTTGTGAACCGGCTGCGCTTGTTCTCGAGGAGGGCCTTGACGGCGGCGTCCTTCACGGCCTTGTCCCGAGAAAGCCACCGCTTCAGGGTCTCGCGGACCTCCAACGGAGCGTTCACGATGTACTCTTCCACCGTCAGGACCTTCGGCGGGTCCTCGACCTTCGGCGGGTCCTCGACCTTCGGCGGGTCCTCGACCTTCGGCGGGTCTGGAGCCCTCAGCAGTTCGAGCTCGCACTCGGTCAGAGTGTCCAACCACTTGCGGTTCTCCTCCGTAAACCGCGTGCTCTCGCATGCGATCAACGCGCTGATCGCCGCTTCCTTCTTGTTTGCCATCTCGACCTCCTTGTTCATCGATGAGTCCTCGGACGCGGATTCGTCGGCATCCTCTGCGACGGGAACGTAACTTCGCTCCTCCTTGACTTCTTCTGCATCGCCGAACGACACTTTCCCCTCGGCGATCGCGTAGCTTCGACGATACAGGTGAGACTCGGCTCCGCTCGCGATCTCGTACACGACCGAATCGTCCCACACCTCTCGAATGTACGCCCAGGTCTCCGTCTTGTCCCCGATCTCCTCCCTCAGCGCAGCGTCGATCGACATCCGCGTCTCGTCGTGGCTCTCCGCGGCAAGCGCCAAGCCGAGGGCGACCCGGACCTGTTCTAGGGTCCGTCGAACGAACCCCTTCTTCTGACTTTGACGCAGCACGGGGAGGGGAGTCTTCGATCTTCCCCCTCCTCCTCCCCCTCCTCCCGGAGGCGGAGGCGGAGGCGGGGGAGGAGGAGTCGTGACATCAACTGGCTTCATGGATCCCCCTTTCTTTGATCGTTCATATTCGAAATACTCAACTAGAAGTTTTTCGGCTTTGTCCACCTCGACCGTCCCCCTCGCGGCGGACTTCAAAGCGAGCTCGTTCAGCCGGTCCGTCCTCGGGTTCACGACCGGCAACGCGATGAGTCCTTCCTCCGTGTCGGCGCCGGCGTCCCCCGCGAGCGTCTTCGACGCGATCCAGATCCTCATCGCCGGAGACGCGTCTTTCACCGTCTGGGGAACGTCCTCTTCGCTGGGAGTGTCCTCCGTTCCAGGAGTCGAATAATACGCTTCGCGATACTCGGAGAAGGACGTCGACACGCCCGACCATTCAATACTCTCGATCCCCGAGAACGCCAGGCCGTAGGTCGACTCGTTCCCCCTAATCCCGCATCCATCCTTCAGGCTGCACGCTCCCTCCGCTTTTGGAAGAAGAGCGAGGTGATCGGGCCGATAGTTGAGGACGGTCGCCGAAAATTCTTCGCCTCCCCACTTTCCCGGTTCCCCGTCATCGTCGGCCCACAGCCCAGTGGAGACCTCGAGTTCGACCCCATCCGCGAGAGCAGACAGGACCTCGGGGGCGATCCCCTTCGCCTTGTCGACCTCGACCCACACTTCCCCCGACAGCCTCCCCCCGACGGCGTCGAACCCGACGTTGAAAAGGCGGCCGATCGCCCACTTCTCGAGGATGTCCGGACGATTCGCGGACGTGTAGTCGTCCTGGTCCTGCGGATGGTTTAGCGTGACGGGGACGCCGTTCCACGCTTCGGGGTACTTCTTCAGCTCCTCCGCCGGGTAGTACAGGCTGTTGTGAACTCCCTCGATCATGAGGACGACGGGAGCGACGACGCACTCGCGACCCTCCAGGGATTCTCGGCGCGTGACGAAGGAGGCCTTCGATGCGACGAGCCGCATATTCTTCTTCAGCATGCCAACAGAAAACACCATCGATCATCGCCCCTTTCTCGCGCGTCTCCTCGACTTACTTCTCCTCGCTTATGAACGGGATGAAACAGCAGCGGCAGTTCGGATGATACGGAAGAAGCCCGTCCGCTTCGTCGAGCGTGTACGTCTGAGTCGTCAGCTCCTCGCATTCCTCGCACGGGTCGCCGGCCGTCAGGACCTCCGCGAGGATCGACACCGTCATCAGCGCGTCAGCGTTGCGGTACTCCTGGACGAGCGCCTGGTTGTGCGCTCGGATGATCTCAGTCCTGGCGATCATCCTCGACCGGACCGCCCCGATCGCGTCCACCCCGTTCTCGACGTCCTTCGAAAGCTCCCGCGCGATCGTCAGGGGGCTCTTCCCCTCCGCAAAACCGCGCGCGAGGCCGGTCGTGAGGCCGTCCGTGATCTTCCTTCGAACCGCCGCATCGGAAAACTGTGTGACGGACTTTAGCTCTTCGAACGTCCTCGTGAACAAGATCCCCACGCGGTTCGCGTGAACGGGTTGGTTCATGGCGGCGGCGATCTCCGCCTCTCCTCCGGACCAGAGGGGAACGCCCTTGGCTCCCCCCTTGGGGACGTACCCGGACGACGCCAACTCCGCGCGCGATCGCCTGATCCCCTGCTGATACGCCGAGCCAATGTACACGTTCGTCCAGGGCGCCTCGATCGCCTGACCCCACCCGGGTTTTTCTATAACCTGGAGGATGCCCTTCTCCTCCTGCTCTCGGAGCCACTTCATGAACCCGTCGATCTTCTGGGCCGTCCGGGAGAAGGGAAACGGTTGACGGATCGCCGCGAGCGCTCTGACCGGCTTGCTCGAGCGGATTCCAAAGCAGTCCGCGCCGACGATCGACTTTCGTATGTCGATCTTCAGATTGGTCCACCGCCTGTCGGACTCGCGGATCATCTGCCAGACGATCCCCAGGGTCTTCGTCGGATCGACGCTGACCAGCGACAGGGGGGAACGCTGCGGGAGGCCGTGGCGAGCAGAGGAGGGGTTCACGACCCCCCGGCGAGCGTCCCTCTGAATGCAAGCGTGAGCGGTCACCGATCCCCCATTATGATGGTGAACGAGCGCGAGTCCGTCCTGCCCTTCGAGGTCTCTATGCGGCAGGACACTTCGTACGCGTCCCCGAGAGTTCCTCCGGACAGCCACACCACAACATTCTCAGAACCCGTCTGATCGGACGTCTTCGTGATCCCGTCGGGGATCGTCCACGTCGCGCCCGTTATGTGTTCGTCTTCGTCAAGCCAGTCGGACCAGCTGAGCCCGTAGTCGAGAACGGCCCGAGGGTCCTTTTTAATTCTCATCAGACTCACGTCTTCCTCCTTCAGTTCACGGTGACGTCCCGGTCTTCCTCCGGCACGTCCGCAGCGCGATCTTCCCGAACGATCATGACGACGCGATCTTCCGCCTCGACCCGGACTCCGCGACGAGCAGAGATCTGAACCGACCCCCCAACGAGGGACAGCTCCGACGCAGACGCGGCGAGCATCAGGGTTCTCAGCAAGAGCTGGAAGGCGCCCACCGAGATGGTGAAGACCGACAATTCGGTCGCGAGGGTCAACGCGCTCAAGTCCACCGTGGCCGTTCCGGGGACGGACACGCCCACGGGGAGCAGCGTCGCAAGAAGGTCCACGGGTATCAGGACGACGGACAGCACGCCAACTCCCGATACGGTCGCGTCGGGGACGGACCCCGCGAGGGTCAACGCGCTCAAGTCCACCGTGGCCGTTCCGGGGACGGACACGCCCACGGGGAGCAGCGTCGCAAGAAGGTCCACGGGTATCAGGACGACGGACAGCACGCCAACTCCCGATACGGTCGCGTCGGGGACGGACCCCGCGAGGGTCAACGCGCTCAAGTCCACCGTGATCAGACTGACGATCAGAGAGATCGTCACGTCCTGAGCGGACGACGCGAGAGTCAGCGCCTCGAGAACAGACGTCGTGATGTAGTGAAGGCGCATGGCGACCCAGTCGCCGGCAAACGTCTGGCCTGCCTGGGTTAAGTCATACGCGAGGAGTTTGATGCCGAAGTTCGCGTTGTCGCGAACGTCGGTCCCCATCAGCGACGTGTCCATCATGTACCCGTTGCCCCCATACGTGTAGGTTTTGTCGGAAGTGGACGTGAAGTTGGTCGGAAGATTGTACTCGCCGCCCGAGATCGCTCCGCCTTTTATCATCGTCCCCGACACTTGATAACTCGCGCCCGCGAGGCTGATCGCTCCTTCCACCTTCCACTCGATCCCGACGACGGTGGCCTCGGCCGGAACCCCGTCGGCCCCGGCGGCGTCGAAGCCGAACCCGCGATAGTCCTCTGCCTGCTGGTCGGAGGCGCCCGCCCGCTGGTTGTTAGACGAGTACATCTTAGTCGGCGAAGACCACTCACTGTACAGGGCTCCGCACGAGCTCGGGCTCTTCCAATTTGTGACGGACACGGCCAACTCTACACCTCAACCATCTATCAGCCCTGCTGCTCGAACCTACGGCCCGGGCGAACGACTCTCTGCGCCGGGGGCCATTGAGTCGTTCCCTCGAGATAGTGCAATCGCACTCGATTCAGTTTGGTATATGCGTTCGCGTAACACGCCAGGTCAATTCCACCGTAGGTGTCCCATGAATCAGGGTAACAGTCGTGCGGCAACACGAACTCGACGAGCAGGAACAGCAGATACGTCGCGAGATCGTGCCCGCCAGCAGCCCAACAGGCGTTGACTTTGTGAGGAGTGAACCAGTTTGGGTCGAAGTCGACTCGATGCGTAACAGTGCCCCCGCTGAAGTAGAAGTTGTGCAGATAGCGGCTCGTTCCAGACAGATGTGTATCGTCGTCCCTCGCCGTGGCGCAGCATCCAGGGACCGTGGCCGGGTCTACGGTTATATTGTCTCCGACTCCAATCCAGGTGTTAAACTCGTGCCACCCGGTTGTTGCCGACAGTGCGACGGCGACTCGTCCTGTCCACCTAGCCAGCGCGATCTTGAAGCGAAACCCATTTATCCCAGCCCACTCGTTCGCGCACAAAGGGTGCTCCCCGTCATCGCACACTCCAGCGGCAACATCCATGTAGACCCGAGAGAACTTCGCCGGGTTCAGAGGGGCACTTGGGTTATTCTCCCTTAACGATTGCAACGCGATCGCGAACTTCGACCCATCTGCGGGAACCGAACAATTCACCGTACACGGATGGTCGCTCGACCCCGGGTTTGGGCCAAGACCAACGGCGTCGTCGGTCGGCCCACCGACCCACCTGCACTCAACCGGATCTCGGTTCAGAACGGACTGAATAGAATATCCAGCCGCGCCGACGGTTAGCATCGGTGGCAATTCATAACCTGGATAGATTCCGATCTCGGGGCGGCACAGTATCGTATAGTTAGCGCCCATTCTACCCTCCGTTTCTCAGACGAGGGAGGACCTTCCTACGTGAGCAGGATGATCCCCGTCGCAGCAAACGTTGCCTTGTAGTCGGACCCATTCGACGCGCGCCCAAGCTCCCAGTACGCGATCGCGATGTCGCTCGCGTGCGTATCATCGTACGCGATGAGGTGACCGGGAGTTCCGATGTTGAGCCCCGTCCAGGTGATATCGTTGCCGTCCCACTTGGCTCGGTCGAGCACGTCGTCCTGCGTGACGGCCTTGCCGCCGAGCGTCTCGCCGCCGACGTTGTAACCCGTCCCACTCTCCTCGGTGATGCCCGCGAACGTCGCGTAGTTGATGGTCCCACGCACCGTCGGCGTCCACGCCGTGACCATGATGAACTTGATCACGTGATCCGTCAGATCGATGTCGCCGTTGAAGAGCGCGACCTTCGCGCAGTTGAACATCGCGCCAACTCCTTCACTCATTTTGATCCTCCTTGCGCTTGCCCGTTGGGGCCTTCAGTTTTAGTGTTTGAAGTCGAACCGACACCGGCTTCGGCTCGGGCTGCCCGCGTTCGACCCGATCGCGTCGCTCTCGCTCCACCAGGGCGGCGTTGATCGTTTGCTGTTGCGGAGCCAGCTTCTTCCATCGTTCGTCTCCATCCCTCTGCGCCTCTCGAATGACGTGACTGAGGATCGACAGACGAAACCGGAGGTCTCCTGCGGATAGCTGCATCAGCCTCGCTTCTGTTTGTGCAGGGTCTCGAACAGGACCTTCTCCATCGCGACGAGGCCCCCGTCTTCGTTGGAGACGACGTAGCCATCCGGGCAGAACGATTCGCCACCCGCGGCCTTCAGAACGAAGGGACCCTCGACCCTCATCGCCCACACTCGCACGACCCGTTCGTAACACTCCATCGTCTGAGAACTCAGGCTCAACCCGTCTAGGACCTTCATCGCGGAACCCCCTCAAGAGAGTTAACCGGTGCGGAACCGCGTCAGCGGTTAGCCGCAGTCTGGGAGACGGCCGGTCCGTCCCTTCGCGGTCCGCACCGGGTTCACCTTTGATGGTCTTATCTTCCACTGTTGTCCGCCGCCCACTTTCGAATGACGTTCACCAGGGTGGCGATGAGCGCTGCGATCGTCGGCGTGAGGAGCCCGACGTCGATCTGTCCGGTCGCGTCCCCCAGCCACAGGACGAACGGCCCGCTCATCGCGATGAGGAACCCCGTCCCGATCTTCTTCCAATCCACTTTGTTCAGATGAAACCGCGTTCCGCCCATGTCGATTCTCCTTTCGTGTCTGCGTGTAGACACGGACTCACTTGGCGCCGGCATCGGCGACATCGGCGACATCGGCGACATCCATGTCAGCAACATCCATGTCAGCAACATCCGCGTCGTCATCCCCGGCCAGCTTCCCCAGGTCCTGGTCCTTCGGGTCGAGGCGATCGATCTCTTCCTTCGTCAGCCCCATTATGACCTCAAAGAACAGCGGCGGGCTGACGAACATCGAGGCGCCCATGCTATCGGCGTAGTTGCGAAGCGACCGGCTGCGAATCAGCCCGATCTCGGCGGTCTCCTTCGCCGTCGCGGACATCAGGTCGTCCCACGTCAGCTCGTACCCAAACGGCGGGTCCTTCAGGACGGACGCTTCGATGAGCCGGTCGATGAACGGGCGGACGATCCCGTACTCGCAAAAGTCCTTCCTCCGCGCGTCGATGTACTGAGCCCAGTTGCGCTCGTCCTGGCTCGACGCCAGCTCCCCGCGCTCGCTCCCGAGGAGGATGCGCTTGGGGATCCTCGTCGCAGACGAGATCATGTCCATGAGGACGCTCACGTGGTTCGACGGGTCGGCGACCTGTGGAGATAGTTGCGTGATGTCGACGTTGCGAGTTCGAATGTACCGCTGGAACTTGTGAAGGTACGACTCCATCTCCGCTTGCAAATTCTCCAGGTCTTGCGTGCCCATCGTCGCTCCGGGCTGAGCGGCCAACCCAAACCCCGGAAAGCCCCCGCGCCAAAACATCTCCGCCGATCCCCCAGTGATCAGTTCGAGATCCTGAAGACGGTTGTACACGGCCTGAAGACGGGGCATCCCCTTCACATTGTCCTCGAGCAGATCCTCCGCGACGTGAATGATGCGAGTCCAGTGGACGCGCCGGGAGCTCCCCCCGGTCCCCGACTTCATCGTGACGTCGTACGCGATCGGGAGCCCGTACCGAGGGTTCTTCGCGTCCTCCTCGTATGCGGAGATCTTGGCGTTGAGGTCGGAGTAGGGCTGAACAAAGAGCAGCTCCTTCCCCGACGTCACCTCAGCGTCCAAGTTCCCCCCGTCCGCAAACCCGAGGAGGAGGATCGCGTACTCACCGATACCCGCCAAGCGATCCACCCGAGCGAACTGTCTGTACACATGATTCGCCTTGACTATCTCGCCCCACCCCTCTTCAAAGGCGGTCGGGGGAGCGTCTCGGGCGACCTCGGCCTCGACGCTGACCACTTCATCCAACACCGGGACCTTCCTCCACGACTCCCGAGGAGCCGCGTCGACGATCGCCCGCGCCACGTCCTGCCTCAGGTACCGGGACATGTAGTCCGACGTCGAGAGCTTGTCGGGATACCCTAACGCCTCGTACAGATCGCGGTCGCCCCCGTAACTCTTCCCCATCCGCGAAGCGACGCTGCCGCGACCGGCCACGTCCGCCAAACGACGGAGGAGCCCGTGCTGCGCGAGAAGCAACTTCTTCGATTCAACGGCGGTCAGACGTTCGGCCATGGCTCAGGCTCCTTACTCGTGCACCGGCGTTCCAGCCGAGAGGTTGAGGGCGGACGGCTCACCGTATTTGATCGTGACGGGCATCCGCTCGACCAGGTTTCCATTGCTCACGACGACGACGCACGTCCCCGGCACGCCCGAGACCGCCCACCGTTCGTACGCGGTGTCCCCCTCGAGAAGAACGACGACGTCCCCCGTTTCGGGGGGGACCGGAACCTGATCCTCGACGCTCCACTCCAGATTGAAATCAAGGACGACGAGCCTTCCGTCCTCGTCCTTCGGAGCGACGCTCAGAAGAACTTTCTCCACGTCCACAAACTCGATCGCCGGCCTGTCAATTATTTCCATGATCGACCTCCTCGTTCCAAAGACGGTTGAGACTCTGAGGTTCAGTGCTCTGACGCGGCGTCCGCGAGGCGCGGAGCGCAGCCGATGCATGCACGCATGCAGGAAGAGCACGACGATTAACATCCACTGAAGAAGTTCTGACATCTGAGCGTCACCACCCACGTCCGTCAAGTATCTCTTGCGCTTTGTCGAGGGCCATCCCCTCCTGCTTCGTCAGCATCCACAACGCGAAGTTCTGCAGCGCCTTCTGCGCGGCGAGTTGCTCCCGGGCGCACTCTTTCAGAGCTTCGATCTCCTTGATCGCGCTGGCGAACTTCTCCTGTCCGGCGTCCTTCGCCTGGCTCATGAAGTAGTTGCAGTCGGTTCGCCTCATCCACAGGGGTTCACCAAACGGCTGATTCTTTCCGTTGAACGCCAGCCAATTCTCTTCCGCCGTGTCCAGCCTCTTGTCGATTTTGGCGCGCCATTCTTTGAGCACGCCCCACGCCACGCCGACGCCGAGAGCACCGGCGCCCATCGAGATCGCCGAGTTAACCAAGAGAATGTGGCTGGGCAGAACGTCTCCAAAAATCACGATCGCCTCCTCGCGTTATTACCGCCCCCAAGTCCCTGCGCTCTGGACGTTGGTCAAGAGATGCATCGCCCCCGAGAATGCATCGATCTGATCCGACACGCACTTATCCGACCCGTCGAAGTTCTCCGCCTCTCGGAGAAAGTCCTCGTTCCACGCGCCGCGAAGGAGTTTGACGTTCCCCGCCTCCGCCTGCGCGCTCGCCGGCTTCGCCCGCTTCCCCTTGTCTTCGTGGACGGTGTTCACCACGATGACGTGACCGGCCAGATTGCGGACTTGATACTGCGCCTCCGCTTTCCCCGCCTGACCCGGATCTTGCTCGATCCCCACGCGGACGGCCATCCCGTCCTGGCTCGACACGTTCTTGATCCGCGTCTCCACGGTCAGCGGCGACCCCTGAAACCGGTCGACGTCCCTGATGAAGAAAGTCGGGGGAGTCTTAGAGTCCACCCCCATGCGCAGACCGGCGGTGTGCGAGGACCCCTTCCTCGCCTGCTCTTCGGGCGTGCCCGCTCGATCCCAGTACCGGACCTCGTCGACCAGCGCCGGCACGGCGTCGACGACCTGAAAGTAGTTGCGCTGAAAGAACGAACCGGCCGAGTCGGACACGTTCCAGTTCCCCGCGAGAAGGCGCTCTCGATCGACCTTCTGCAGAGCGCGGAGGTTGGCGAGGTACTCGGGGTTCAGCCGGAGGAGTATCTGATTGTCGTACACCAGCCCGGGGATGAACGTGAAGGACTTGATGAATATGGGGTCGACCCCCTGATCCTTCGCGAGTTGCTCCTTCGAATCGGACCAAGTGATCTCGTCGTTGTCGATCAGGAAGTACCGGATCACGCCGGATCGCTCGGGGATCGGATAGCCCGACTCTCTGTCGATCCACCACTTCATCAGTTCCCGGAGCCACACCTGGTCGGGCTTCTTTGGGTCGGCGGGGTTGCACGTCGCCCGGATGTAGGGCCGCACGCCGCACGCCGTACGATTGCGGGAAAGCATGTAGAAAAATTGGCGCTTGGTAAAGTGCTCGAGCTGGTCGAACCCGATCAGCGGGACCTGAGCCCCGTCCCATTCGTAGCGGTCGTCCTCGTGCTGCATGTGAGCAAATCGGACGCGCGTGTGGTGCGGGGGAAACGTCCATTCGAGAGCGGAGAATTTTGCAACGCCCCCGATTCCGATGTAGATCTTCGCCGACGTGTCCCAAAGGCCGCCCTCGTTCGTGATCTGGGGATACGTCCTACGAAATATGACGGCGCCGAACCCCGGAACCTTCGTGTGACGCAGAGCTTCCATGAGAAGGGCGAAGGACTTTCCCGACCCAGCAGCCCCGCCGTACACGGCGATGTCGGCTTCGGTCGACAGGAACGCTTCTTGAGCGCCCTCCTGAGCCCGAATCTCCGTCGGGCGCTCGGCGCCGATCTTCGATGCAAACAGCTCGACAGGATCCAGGGGGTTCAGCACTAGTCGGCTTTCTTGCAGCGCTTGTTGTCGCGCTTGTTGTCGGGGAGATAGACGACGACCCCCGTGTTGATGGGTCCGCCGTCGGGTCCCGAGATCTCGTGTTTCTCGCGAAACTGCTTGCGGTAAGCGCGGAGGACGATCCCGAGGCAGAAGTCGCTCTTCTTCTTGACGTGCCCGACGATCTTTCCCTTGTAGTAGATCGGCTCTTCCGTCCCGTCGAGCCCGCGCCTGCGCGCTTCGTCCTCGATGACGTCGACCCCCTGATCGACCGCCTCCTCCCACAGGACCGCGAACGACTTGCCGTCGCGAAATTCCTGGTCCTTCGTCTCGCGTCGGGTCTTGTAGAGTTCGGTTCGGGATATGCACAGCTGATTCGCCGCGTCCTGGACGACGCCGCCGTTATTGGCGACGACCTCTAGAAACTTTTCTATCAGCTCGGGAGTGACGGGGGTGGGCAACCGGCACCCGCCGTCTGCGCGCTTCGACTTCGGATACCGCTTCGTGTGGCGGTCGGCCGCGTAACCAGGTTTTCTCTTAGACTTCATTTGAGGTCACCCGTGGGTCACAGTATACAGGGAATCCTGGATCATGAACGGACCCCCTGTATACTGTTTTTTTGGGTTGCATCTTCACTTTGTTCGCCGCCGAGTTTGTGGTCCTCCTTACGCGTGAGAGATGTTTATTGAGTGGTTTACAAACCGGCTTTCGGGTCGTACGGGGTAGAAAGAATCAGTAACCTGGTTACTGATTCCGTCCTGATCCCTGTAACATGTTGCAAACAAAGAACGGAATCAGGAATCGGCAGAATCGGCAGAAAACAACGGGAAAAAATAAAAACACGATTCGCTTCCCGCGCGTACCTGTCCCCGATTCCAGCGCCGCATCCGGTTATCCGGGGGGATCTTACAGGGTATCAGTAATGGGAGCCCGTGCTGATCCTTCCTGATACCCGCCCGCGTAACCGCGATCCTAGAAACGGGTTGCGTGGTCCCGGCTCCGTGCGTTCTGCACGGGGGGTCCTGATTCCCCCCCTTTGCCGCCCCCGATAAAAAGTGGTTTACAAGTTCCGATGGGGGACCCTATTGTAACCGTATCAATCGTTGGAAAGGGGAGAGTCCCCCGGCCGCGTTCGAAGGAGGAGACGATGACGTTTGAGCTGCAAGAACTGGAGGCGTTGAAGGAGCGGGCTCGGTCCGGCCGCGTCCCCGACTGGGAGCTGCGCTCCATAGTCGAGGCGGTCGTCCCCAACCTGGTGGACGCGCTCGTCGGGAGCCTGACGAGATCGGAGGTGTACCGTGAAGAGCTTCCCGATGAAGACGAAGCCGTACGCGCACCAGCTTGCGTGCCTGGAGCGGTCGTGGTCTGAGATCGCGTTCGCGATCTTCCTCGAGCAGGGGCTCGGCAAGACTAAGATCGCGCTGGACACCGCGGCCGCGCTGTACCGGGGCGGGCTCGTGAATGGGCTCTTCGTCGTGGCGCCGAACGGGGTCCACTCGAACTGGGCACGCCGAGAGATCCCGGCTCATCTGTCGGACGAGTGCGGGGCGACGGTCGCCGAGTGGTCCGCGAAGGCGTGCCGATCGACGCGGTTCGAGTCGGCGTGGCAGAAGCTGCTCGTGTG